TATCTGTAACAGTATTGTAGATCATTCCTGGTTTTGCAGCTTCAATATACTTAGAATCCCCAGCTGTCACTTGTGGTGATAACTGTCCTAAAATTTTAAGAAATGGTAACTGCAGTGATTTGCTATCAATGTTTTCAAAACCTTGATCTGCAAACTTTTCGATGTCGATTGTTGCTACTTCGTTTTTAGCTTTTGTAGCTACTTGTTTGTCGTTAGACATTTTTACTCCTTCGTTTTTAGTTTAGCTTTATTTGCAATATAGATACCAAATAAATCAAACGGGAGTTCCTTTCCTTTTTCAACTTGTTCCTTAGCAAATGCTTTAAGAGTCATTGGTTCAACTTTTTGCTTTTGCAAATATTTAAATCCAAAGTTCTCGCAAACCTTTACTAATTCTGCAACTTGATTGTCTTGTCCTCTATTGAAAGTAGTTGTAACCGTATTTTTAATTAGGTCACCAAACCCTTTTTCACGAAGCCAACTGAAAGCTTCTTCGACACGACTCTCAGGTATTCTAGCCCCATAAAAGGGCTTAACTTCAACTTGCGTGCCGTCCGCAAGTTTAATTGCGTTAACACCAGCTTCTTGCATTAACTCTGGTATTTTACGTTCCTGATAATCTTTATACTTAGCTTTCTTTGCGGAAAGAATTTCCTCAGCTTGTTCGATTTCCTTTTCCATTTTTTTCATTTCATTACAAGCATCCGAGATTGATTTCGTGCTTGCAGTATCAACTTCTAAATTAGAAAATTTTTCGATATCCATATCTAACTCGCTTATAAATTATTCCCTTGCGTTGTCAAACAAAAAAATATAAAAATTACGTGGATATGGCAGATTTTAAGTACCCCTATAAGACGAAACCTTATGAACATCAAAGACAAGCATTAGCCGAATCAGCTGATAAAACAACCTATGCTCTTTTTATGGAAATGGGTACGGGTAAAACAAAAACAACTATAGATAACATTGGGTATTTATATTTGAAAAAACGCGTTGATGCCGCCTTAATAGTTGCACCTAAATCTGTTTACACTGTATGGAAGAACGAAATAGAAACTCATTTACCCGATGAGATACCAAGATCTATTTTTGCTTGGAAAGTAAACAAGCCCAAAGAATATAAAAAATTTATAACAGAAAAAAATAAATTAAAGTTTTTTCTTATCAATGTAGAAGCTTTATCAACAAAAAAGGGATTGGATGAATGTAATAAGTTTTTAATTAACCAGCCACAAAATATAATGGTAATTGATGAATCCACGACCATAAAAAACCCAAAAGCAAAACGAACAAAAAACATTTTAGCGCTAAGATGGCGAGCCCGTATAAGGCGTATATTAACAGGATCACCAGTAACAAAATCTCCATTAGATCTTTATACACAATGTGCCTTCCTTGATCCAGCATTATTAGGTTTTAAAAGCTTTTATGCCTTTAGAAATAGATATTGTACCTTTGATGATGTGTATGTGGCTAGAGGAGAAAGCATAAGAGTACCTGATGGTTTTACTAATTTAGATGAATTAGAACAAAAACTCAAAACATTTTCTTTGAGATTAACTAAGGAGCAGTGTTTAGATATACCTGAAAAAATATATCAAAAAAGAGAGATAGAATTAGAGGGAGAACAAAGAAGAGTTTACCAAAGACTTAAAATAGAAGCGTTGGCTAAATTTGAAGATGAAACAATATCAGTTCATAATCAATTAACAGAAATATTAAGATTACATCAGGTAGCTAATGGATATGTGAAAAGCGATGATGGTGAAATATTACAATTTAAAAATGAAAAACTAAAAGCTCTACTAGAGATACTAGAAGAAACAGATCAAAAGGTGATCATATGGGCAACATATGTACACAACATTCATGAAGTAATTGGTGCCTTAAGTGAAAAATACGGAAGTAAATCTGTTGTTTCTATTTATGGAGAAGTATCGCAACAAGATAGAATGGTAGCCGTTGACCGTTATCAAAATGATACTGAGTGTAGATTCTTTGTAGGTAATCCTACAACAGGAGGTTATGGTCTTACTTTAACAGCAGCAAAATATGTTGTTTACTATTCTAATAATTATAATCTTGAAGTTCGTTTACAGTCTGAAGATAGAGCACACAGAATAGGTCAGACAAAGAATGTAGTTTATATTGATATAATAGCTAAGGATACGATTGATGAAAGAATTGTTAAGGCCTTAAAACAAAAACAATATTTATCTGCTAAGACTTTAGGAGACAAAGCTAAACAGTGGCTTATTTAGCCTTTCTTCATAGCTTTTTTGTAGGTTTCTAATCTTTCTAAAAATTTGTTAGCATATTCGTCCAACACAGGCTCTGACAGCTTAAATTCTTGATATAGGAGGTCTCGGGTACATATCGCTACGATACCCTGCTCTATGGGGCCGTAATGCGTTTTATGGGCTAAATAATAGGCACCTAGCTGACACTTATAATCATCTATCCACTCTTCTCGTTTTGGGCGGTTACTTTGTTTAAAATCAATAATAGAGGGCTTTCCATAAGCCATAGCTACAAGATCTGTTGTGCCTGCATATTCTTGGTTGTACGCTAAAGAAACTTCATTACCCCAGACTTCTTCTACTTCTAGATTATCTTTTATAACTTCTGCCATCTTTCTTGGCTTTGTACCTTGTTCTGTTTCGTTGTAATATTTTTCACCATTATAATAATACTCAAGAACTCTGTGCATTTCAGTCCCTATTGTTGATGCACTTTTCATTATTCTATCTGCTTCTACATTACCTACTCTTCTTCTCCAGTCATCTAAAAATTTACTATCTTTAGTCGCTGAAAGTATGGTTGTAACGCTAGGTACAGGATTCTCATCAACTAAGTATTTTCTACCTGTTGTAGATTGAAATCGATTGTGTTTTTTGTAAGGATATTTCTTTAGGATGTTCACACTATTGTTTTAGAATATTTTAACTACAAGTGCAACAATTAAACCAATCATTGTAGTCATTATAAACCCTGTACTACTGAGCATAATTTTCTCTAGTCTATGTACGTCTTTGTGTAAATCTTCAATTCTTTTATTAGTTTCTTTCTGCATAATATGGCAGAGCTTTTCGTGATCCGTTATCCGTTGATGTGCGAGTACATCTTCGTTTTGAAACTTCTTACGTTTGACCACTTTCTCTCCTTTGTGCTATTGCATTTGCTGTTGAATCAAAAGGATATAGCTGAGATACTTGTTGAGAAGATACCTGACCTTGTGGTGTTTGTGGTGCTTGTGCTGTTTGTGGAACAACAGGTTGTAATTGTAAATCAGCAGTAATACTCGGATCGTCTGCTTCCTCATCTCTTCTAGCTTGTTCTAAAACCGTTTCTGTATCTGCTTCAACAGTTCTATTTAAGTAAGCTACCATATCATTATCAGTGTTTACATCACCAGATGATTTTTGTAAATCACCTGCGTACATAGTTTCAATAACTTGTTTTGGTAAATTTTTATCATCGTAAAGAGGTTGAGGTATTTGATAAGATAAATTTAATAGTCTTTCTTGAATTTCTTTCGGATCTACAGTTCTAGGATCTACTCTTGGTAAATCTTGTTCTTGATCTGCAAAGTAATTATATAATCTTGCAAAGGCATCTCTTTTTCTAGTTAAACCTACAGCAGTTAATTTTGGATTGATACTTCTTCCAGTAAACTTTCTTGAAGTTCCAAACAAACCTTTTTGTACTTCACCAATTGATTTACCTTTTAATAATTTTATTTGTTCTTCAGGTAATAATGCATCGTTCATATATCTTAAAGCTGTTGGATCTGTAAGCATCAAACCCGCTCTTCTTGCCATTAATAAAAATATTGCAGGTGCAAATGGGTTTACAGCAAATGCTGCGCCACCAATAAACATACCGCCAGCTACGGATCCTAATGATCCTAATGTAAATCTTCTCTGTAAGAATGTAGATGTATCTGATACAGGTATATCTGATATAGATTTCATGTAGTTTGTAAATCCATAAAAGTCTTTAGCACCATCTTTGCCTAACATTTGAATCATTTTTTCTCTACCAAGATCTTCAGTAGCTTTACCTATACCTAATTTATTCATAAACTTATTAATATTAAACTGAGCAAAGTCTTCAGGTGAGAATCTAATATCAGTCACATCAAAAATACCATTACCTTTTTGTACATCGGTAATTTTAAAACCTCTAGCTGATTCTATAGAATCAGTTCCCAATCTTTCCATTACATCTTGTGCATATTCTGTACCTGCTTTAACACCTGGAGCAATGTCGATTGTATCTCTAAATACTGATTTTGCTTGCGGAGCAGTAGCGGAATCAAATGAATCTAAAAAAGCATTAAACATGTATCTTGCTTTGGCTGCATCAAACAATAATTTACCCTCTTTAGTCGCGTATTTACCTTCAGCACCAATTAATGTTTTGAAACTTTTTAAAGCTTCAGCGGAGTTAGATTGAAATACATCTCTCTCCATTGTAGAAAATAATAAATCTCTTGGCATTGCTTCTCTGCCTACAATTCCAAACGTACCTTTGTTTGTAAATAATTGTTTGTCAAATTTTTGTAATGATCTAGCTGCAGCTGGTGTTGTATACATATTCAATACTTTATTAAATGTTGCATTAGCATCAAATAACTTGTCTCTTAATTTTTCAGCGTTCTTTATATTACTTTGTATAAAAGCTTCAGCTCTTTCGGGGCTTTGTTTAGCTAATCCATCAAAGGTAGCTTTGATACCTTGATCTTGTAAGAAAGCACCTTTTGTTAAGTTTGCCCCAAATGCATTAAAATCATTTTCTAAGGCTTCTCTTATCATAAACATTTGTCTACCAAGTGTTCTGTAGTCTGTTCCTTGAATAGCATTATTTAACATTTGAATTACACCTTTGTATTGTTTTGGAGTAATCATGTTAGTTCCAATAGCATCCATTGCTTCATAAAATAAATTTATTGGATCTCCAGTTTGTTTTAAAGTTTCATCAATGTTCTTCGCCATCATTGAACGTGTAGTATCAGGAAACATGCCTGTTAATGATTGTTTAAGTTCTTGAGCTTTAGCCACTGTTTTATCTAATTTTATTATAGCTGGGTTCCCTACGGTGTCCGCTAATCTTTCAAATGCATCATACTTAGAACCAATTAAATCCATATTATCATTAAATACTTTTGCAGCTTGGTTATAAACTGAATGTGATAAAGCGCCTGTTTTCATTAGCGGTGCATAAGAAGCTAATTGATCAAGATACATTCTTCCTGCTTTTTGTTCTGCACCTTGAAAAGCTTGGTTAGCTATTGGTCCAATAAATGGAAATACACCTACTGTTTTAAAAAATCCTTTACCAATACTTGTAAAAGGTCCGTTGTCCATTGCCTGAATCAATGGGATTGGTAAGCCCTTATCTCTTGCATACTCTGCTAGTTCTTTTTGTTTAGCACCTTTAGTACCGAATAATTTACTTCCTAATTTACCTAAGGGTCCAGCAATAAAAGGAGTAAGTAAAGATGCACCTGTATTCCAATAAGCTGCAGTTTTCATTTCGTTTAATGCATTTAAAGTCATGTCAGAATTAATTTCTTTGTCAGGTAAATCTGCAAATTGATCTGATATTTGTGAGGCTATAAAAGTTCCTGCTTGTTCATTTAACATATCGTAAGTAACAGATCCTGCACCAGCACCTGCTGTACCACCAAGGATAGAATAAATTTCTGCTCTACCTAATGGACTTTGAATAACTTTAGCGGGTAAATCTGCTACTCTTCCTAATAATTTAAAAGCTCCACCTAATAACTTTAGTCTGCCTGGAAGTCTTTGAGTAACTGCATCAGCAACTTTTGCCATTTTACCTGGACCTTTTTGCCAAAGGTTACCTGATTTAGCAGCTCCATAAATTTGTTCTCTCATTGTTATGTAAGGAGCTATAGAACCTGTTATATCTCCAGCGAATACAGCTGTCGGTCTACCTTTAAAAAAAGAATCCTCTTCTGCAAGGGCAGTAGCTATAGGGTCTTTATAATATTCTTGCTCGGTTGCTATTTTTTTAGCTGCTATATCACGTTGAGATGATAACTCAGACATAGTTGGGCCAGTTAGTTTCTTTCTTCTAATTAACTCATCAATAATTTTTCTTTGTTTAGGATTAAGTGTATTAGGATCTAAAGATCTATTATCTAGTGACTCTTGTAATTGTTCTATTGTAGCCATTATTTATTAAACTCCTCTATTAATCCTGCATCATCTAATTTTTTAATAAATACATCTGTCACAGTATTACCTGATTGTAATCTAAATTGATTTTGTACTCTCATGTTTTGTAGAGTTCTTTCAAGACCACCTACTCTTCTATAATCGTTTTCATACCTTGTAATGTCATCTTGTAGTTGCTGACCAATGGCTTTAATTGATGCTTCTACAGAATCAGAACCTCTTGTTAATGTAAATAAATTAACAAGTTTTTCAGCGGCAGCCACATCTCTAGCTGTCAATCTATCTTTATCTTTAAATGAGTTAGCTAATGCATATACCAAAGTAGTTTCTGCTACAGCCAATGACTCTAAAGTTTCTGCATCTACTTTACCTGGGGATCTTTTTTTAATTCTTCTTTCAGCATCTCTATAAAGTTTATCAAAGTCAGTTTCTTTGAGTAATCGTTTTTTACTTTTTTCATCTAGGTCTGAAGCCTCTATTTGAGCTCTATATGCCGCTGCTGCAGCTCTAGCTTCGCTTTTACCAGCTCCAAAGGAGAAACCTAAATCAGATAATGCTGATCCAAATCTTGTTTTGAACAAGTTAATGGCACCAGCGGGTCCAACAGATTCTGGTTGCGTTGCGATAGTATCTAATACATCATTAGTTATTTTAAATGTTTTGTATCTATTAGATAATGTATCACCAATCTTCATGGTTTCTGTATTAACAGTTTTCTTATCTAAGAATTGGTTTACTCTACCAAAGCCTGGGACATTTGCTTGACTACTTACAGCTGCATAAATTTCATTTCCTCTTTGATCAACTTGTCCAGTAGCAAATTCCATAGTACCACCTTTAGTTTGTCTACCTTTTACATTAATTGTATTACCGTTATCATCAATAAATTGTATGATTCCTAACTCACCGCCAAAAGGTTCTCCCGCTGCAGCATCATTAAATAATTTCATCTCATCAAAAGCAAAACCTAAATATGTTTCCATAGATTTATTTTCTAATTCATTTTGTTTTAATTTCATAATTCCATAATTACTTACTGCTGGACCTAAAGCTTGACCAAAAATTTGCACAGCGCCTGCTAAACCTCTTTGTTTAGAAGTTCCCGCCATCAATCCAGCTGCTAATTGACTTAAAAACATAGACTTAGCTACATCACCTTGGGGCTCCATACCCATTTCAGCTCTTATTTCTTTTGCTCTTTGTATTAAGTTAGTTGTGTATCTTTTACCACCAATAGGTTGTTCTGTTCCTTTACCATCTTGTGCAGCATTAAATGTTTTTTGAGCTACTTGTTCTGGAGTTTCTTTAACTGGAGCAGGTGGTTTAGATGAAATATCTTGACCTTCGATACCTACAGGACCCTCTAGTCCCCCATCAATAGTTGATCTGCTGTCCGTTTGCATTGCTACGTTTTGTGGCGCTATAGTTTCTTTTAAAATCTCACCACGTTTATTTTTTACTAATTTATTTAGATCAGCAATGTTTTCAGTGCCAACTTTAATTTCGTTTTCAGGAGCTGTTAATTGATCAGATACAATACCTAATTCAGATCCTTCTTCTGCAGCTAGTTTAGCTAATTTTTTTCTTTCTTCTTGAGCTTTTTTTACTTGACCTCTACCTCTAGGTTTAGTTGTATCAATAGGACCTAAAACATTTAAAGGTTCGCCCATATCCATCGTTAAAGCTTCACGTGTAGTTCCTACAGGCTGTCCAGAAAATTTATCGTAAAGTGCACCAAGACCTGCTCTACCCATTTTTAATCCTGAATAGGCTAACCCTGCAGCCCTTGCATAAGGATTGAAAGCTAATGCTGCAGCTCCTCCAAAATCTACTATATTTTTTGCTAAACCAGGTTTCATTCCTAATTTTTCAGTTGCATTTGATACACCACTATAAAGGCCTTCGTATCCTAAAAGTCTACCTAAACCTCCTCCTAAACCAAATGGCACAGATGTTCTTGGATTCATAACTTGTTTACCAAAAGATCCTGGAAGATTTTTTATATCTTTACCTAATGTTTTAAAATAACTTTGACCTGGCTTCACACCCAAAATATTTTGTCTTCCTCTTTGTATCATGGGTGCTACGTTTCTTCCGTAAAAACCTTGTTGATTTATTGCAGGAACTCTCATCGGATTGTAAGCTGCGGAACCACCTATAGGAAGGCCAACCATTGTTCCTACTCTAGCTCTTACAGGTTTTAATGCACCTTTCTTTAAAGCTTGTTGTCGAAACAGTGGTCTATTTAAAACTTTATTTAGGGACATTACTTCCCTCCCTGCATACCTTGGAATGCTTGGAATGCACTTATACCAGTTCCTATTGATTGAGCTAAAGGACTTGTTGTAGGTGCTGTCGTTGAACCAAGTGATGATTGTGATTTAGGACCAGCTGCATAAATATTAGATAAGAACTCTGCTCTTTGGAATGGTTCGTAAGCTTGTTGTAATTGTGATTGTCTAGCAGCGTCTGTTGTTGCTTGTGCAAGTTGTCTTTGTAATCCACCAGCTGACATTAATTGATTAATATCTGCTTGTGCCATTTGTTGTTGGCCTTGACCTATGTTAGCTAATTGACTTCCTATATTACCCTGCATTTGTTGCTGTTGTTGTGCAGCGCTTAAAGCTGTGTTAAATCCTTGTTGTTGTGCCTGACCTATTTGTCTTAATCTTGCGTTCTCTAATTCAGCTTGTGCTACTCCTTCTCTACCGCCACCGAAAGCACCGCCCATAACTGCTTGAGCACTTAATCTATTTTGTGCAATACCTGCTTGTCTATTAATTTCATCTGTAACATAAGATTGATATGGATTGTAAAATTGTGAAATATTTGGTGTTTGAGCAGCAAGTAATTGTCCGATGCCCGATGTTACTGTAGGAGCACCAACTCCTGTCGTTCCTGCGGCTGTAAGACCTTGTTGTTCTAAAGCCCCAAGACCAGCAACTTGCATTGCAGGAATTTTAATAGGTGTTCCAGCAACTCCTCTGGCTAGATCCATAAGTTCTATTTTACGTTCTTCAACTCCTGGTGCTTCTCTTATAACTGATGTATTAAAAGATGTTCCAGCTGATGAAGGTGCAGGTGCAGAACTACCTCCGCCACCAAAGATACTACTTACTATTGATCCCATTAGACTTCTTTCTCCATTTGAATATGTTTAGCTTTCCAACCCCATTTTTTAGATACTCTTGACCAACCTGGTCTTACCCAAAAGCTCAGTTTTTTACATCCATTCAGTTTAGCAAATTTTGTAACTGTTTTCACTATCTTGTCCTCCCATAAATGTCTTTTCTTTCCTGTACAAATAATTGCTTCAAGTTGAGAGTAGGCAGGTAAAGCTGCTATTCGAGTTACAAATAATCCAAAAACTTGATTTAGTTCTTCTTCATCACTTCCAAATACTAAAAATAATTGAGCTTCGTCTTTTTTAAGTAAGTCTTTAATATCTCTAGCGGTAGCAAACCCACCTGAGTAATTTAAAGCTTCAGCTACCATAAAATCACATAATGGCCAAAACTTATCAACGTATTTAGGTTCTACTGATAAAACTGAGAGATCAGGTTTAGCTAATTTTTGTTTGTGCATTTTTGCCCTTCTGTAATAAATCAAAAACTCGTTTGTATCGAGCTTGTTGGTCATAGAAGTATTTTGCACCTTTTTCTCTCATATCTTTCATGCTACTAGGGTTTCCTCCAGCAATGATTCCAGCGCCTAACACTCCATCTGCTCTTGTTACAAACTCTCCGTCTGCTAATTGAGCTAACATTGTATCTTCGTCTTTGTCTCCTGTGCCTGACCCATCTTCGACATATCCTGATGCTCTCACATAATTTACAGAATCATCTTCGTCATGAGTTCTTTTACTTGGAAGGTAATTAATACCACCTTCATTAAATTTTTTTATTTCTGCTAAACCACCACTGTTATATCTGTCTACCTCTATTGCATAGGGGCCTTGTCTAAAGTCTCCTTGATTTTTAGGATCTGCTTCAGGTATATAAGGTTGTTCGAATGTTTTCTCTACACCTGTTTCAGGATCTATGTATTTAAAACCACCTCTTGCTTTTTGTAAATCTGCTACTGCTAAATTATAAGTAGGTGTAAAAACATCTTGTGGTTCAGGTTCAAAAGCACCTGAGCCATAAGCAAGTGCAGCAATAAGTGCTGCTGATTTACCTGGACTCATTTCTAACTCTCCCGTAAACTTCCCACCGTCTGTCATTCTTTGTCTTGTAAATAATTTTTGTAAAAAGTTTTGATTAGCTCTTTGTCCTCCTGGTCCAGTTGTTGCATTTCCTGCACCTGCCGCTGATACTGTACCTGGAAAAATTGGCATGGTAGCTTGACCAACTGCCATTTGACCCGCAGGATTTAATACTGATGTTTGTTGTGGTAATCCTAACATTACGCCAGCTTGTGTTTGACCTAAAGATTGTATTGGTCCTAAAGAAGTGAATGGTGTAAATGATTGTTGTGCTCCTGCAAAACCTGGAATGCCTAAAGCTGATCCTCCACTTAAAACTCCTTTACCCCCATAGTATCCAGCAGTAGCACCTGTAACAGCACCGAGTAATCTTTGAAGTCCTGATCCTCCAGCGTCTTTAGATCCTTTATAACCTTTGTAACCTCCGTAGGCTGCCATTGCGTAGGGTAAAAATTGTAACATATTTTATGTATTCCTTAAAATTAGCTAATTGCTTAATATTACCATTTTACTTAGTCTTTATCAACTCGTCAGCGAAACACCCTCTATATTGGTGTTCACCAGCATGAGTAATTCTATCAGTAATTAAAGCATAGCATTTACCACCTATGTCTTTCCACCTTTTACAGAAAGCGAAGTCTTCCCCTGTATAAGTTTTGGTTTTAGGATCAAACCAAGTGTCAAAAAGATTATAAAAATAAGGTCTATTTACAAATTCCCCATTAAGAATGGTCTTTTGAATAATCTCCATTTCAGGGTAAGCCTTGATCATTTTTTCTATAGTTTCTCTTTTAATTAACATACATCCTGTAGGAGAGTGTGTTACTTCAACTATTCCATCTTTAACTTGTATATTGTCTTCATGAGCTACTTTTATTGGATATCTGTGGAGCCCTTTAAATTTTAAATCTTTTGCGTTTTTAATCTCACCTGATTGTATTCTTGACCACGCTTTTTCCCAATTTAAATCTTTTAAGGGATATGGCACCGATATAACTCCTCTGTCAGCAGCAATCATTTTAAATATGGATTGTGCTTGAAATTCAATGTCAGAATCAATAAACAACATATGAGTATGGTTACTTTCCATAAAACTAGACACACATAAATTTCTTCCTTGTGTAACTAATGAAGACTTCATTATTTGAAAAGAAACCAAAATATCGTTTTTTAAACATTGTTTTTGAAAATCTAAACAAGCTTGAAAATAATGAATAGAGACATCACTATGGCAAGGAGTTGCTACAAAAATAGAAAATTTTTTAGGTTTTAGTTCTTGTGTTTTAATTTTTTCGTCTGGTTTATTAAACCAAATAGGTTTACTTGGGTCTTGCATTATTTAACATACCTTTCAATTAACTTAATTTTTTCTTCTGCTTCTACAATTTTTTGTAGAAGTTTGTCTATTTCATCTAAATGTTGTGGATGTTCTCCAATCCCTACTGAATTAGTAAGATATATATTTAATGTAGATAATGATTCAGCTATTTGTGCTTCGTATCTTTTTTTAAGTGCTTCTAGCATGTAACGCTCCTTGTAAAAAACCAGTCCAATGACCCGCTATTGTTTTCCAATTATAAAAATGATTAAAGAAATTTTGTTGAAATTTTAAGTGTGTGTGACAGCCTTTATCATTCAATTGACTAGGTATGGTTTCTATAACAGCTGCGAATTGTTTAGCTAAATTTTCAAAGTTTGAATCCATAGGTATGTATATTGGAAACTCAGAACATGTTTCATATAGTGCACCATTATCTGTTGTGGCCATGAATAAACCACAGGCTAAAGATTCTATAGCGGATATACAAGATGTTTCTTCCCACACATTGGGATAAACAAAAGCATCATAGGTGTGTAAATTTTTTAAAATATATTCATTTGGTTTGTATCCAATGTAATTTACATTAGACAATGATTTAGCTTGATCATACAAAGGTTTGTAAATATGGTCATTTTCTTTTTTAAAATCGTCTCCATATACTTGAGTGCTGCTATATACATCGAGTTCTATATTAGGGTCTTTAATTAGTTGCATTGCTCCGAGCAATATAGATAAACCTCTCCAAGGAGTAGGATGGTATATCAATTTAATTTTTTCTCTTCTTGGTTCAGGGTCTCTTTTTTTTATATCTACTATACCATTTTTAATTACTGTACATTTTTCATTAGGAAGATTAAAAGTCTTTCTCCATTGTTCATAGTTCCAATGGCTATTAAAAACATAATAATCATATTGTTTTATTTGTTCAGGGTCTTTAAAAAATTCTTGAAAGTGTGGTTGGTCGGTAGCCATTTTTTGCCAAAGTATATTTATTTTATCTTTAGACAAAGGTACCTTACCTGGTACTGATGTACAGATTTGAAACTTGTCTAGTAAGTCTTTAGAAACATGTTGTTCTAAAAAATTATGTTGTAATTCTGTTCCGCCTAAAGGTTTCATTTAATTAAAATTTTAAAGTTCGCTGCTACTGTAATTCTTTCACCATCACATTTAAAAGGGTTAACATAATGAACAAGCCACGATGGAAACATAAAAAATTCTCCTATCTTAGGTTCAAATGATACTAAATTTATATTATTAAGTAAACTTTCACCATAACAAAATTGTAAAGATCCTGGTCCATTAAGTTTATTGATGTCTGAGGTGGTTTTATAATAGTTGTCCGCCTCTTTTTGTAATTCATTAGGTACTTCAACAGTAAGAACTGAAGAAAAATCACACTTTGTATGTACGTGAGGAGGATTGTAATCACCTTTTTTCATAAAATTTACCCAAGATGAATCTAGTAATAAATTGCCACATTTTTGATTATAATAATTTTCATAATTTTTGCGAAAACCATCAATATATTTACTAATTAAATTTTGATAATTTGTTGAATCAATCTTAAATTCCCCTTCTAAATTACCTAGCAAATTTTTACGATAATCATGATTAGGTGTACAATCGAATAAAAGTTTTATTTTTTCAATATCTTCGTGCTTTACAGTGGTTTTAAAAAGCAATGGTCCAAATAAATAATTTTCAACTATCATTATTTTTTTGTTTTACTAAACATAGGTAAATCTGGAACTTCAACAATTACATCTGTTGCTAAGTCTTCTTTAGGATTTTCTTCTAAAAATTCTTTTTCGCTGTTATATTTTTTACCTGTTTTAATACTTCTATAGATTGTATTAGTTTTACATCTAACTTTTTGATATACGGTCATTGTATTTAATTACAATATATTAACGTCCTTGTCCAATATATTTTTTTCGTCTAGGAATTCTTTTACTATAACTCTTGGCATGCTGACCAGGACGTTTTTTTGGAGTTCGTTTGTGGTAATTATTAACTCCAAAGAGCGCTTTCTTTTTAGCCATTTTCCTGCGATCTATCTAGTTGTGCGTAAGATATTATACCCTGTATTTCATTTGCCGTGCCCGCTGTCATTTTAAGTATATCACCTCCCTCAAGAACTAAGGTTTGAGTAATTATATTTGAAACAGTATTTGCTGCTATTTCTTTTCTAGATATAGAAAAAGTAGCTGAAGCTGAAGTGTCTGTAACTTGCACTGACAAGCTTACTGGATTACTACTAGAATTATCTATCTGAATTTGTTTTAATAAAAAAGTAGCACTTGTTGGACAAGACAAAATAGATGTTGTGTCTGTTGTAGTTAAATTAATTCCTTGATTTTTGTATTGTATTGTCATGATAAAAAGTAAGTAAATGCATCCTGTTCATTTTTTATATCATTCTCATATGAGAAGTTCAACTGGGACTGAAGAGTTCTAAAAGCTTGAAGAATTTGTCTTTGATCTTCTTGTGAATATTCAGGTTTTGGTTCAGGTATTTGTATTGTTATTTTTGCCATTATCTTCTACCGTCAGGTCGGACATCAAATCTAAACGTACCGTATCTCCAACTCTCATTAAGGTTTTCATTTTCTATTTGTACCGCAGCTAATCTTGCTCTAGCTCTTGTATCTACTTTAGATGTACTAGAACTAATTGTAAAAGGACCTAGTGGGCTTGAAGCAGCTGATGTGCCTTGTGGAAATTCATTTAAGAATATTGTTATTTTTGCGTTTCCGCTTATACGTTTAAAGTCTGGTAAAAATCTTTTGATACTCATTAAAAATTCACCGTCTCCTGGTACACCTGCATTACCATTTAGATCAAATTCTCCTGATTTAATAAATGAAGGTATAGCTGTTGTTGTGCCATCTCCATTTGCTTGATTTACTCCAATCTCATGTTCATAGTAAATAGTAGCACCATTTGAAACTCCACTAACAACTGGAAAAGTTGGTGCGTCAGAAGCATTGTAATCTGTAGCATAAGGCTGTTCATAGACTGTAGATCCCACCCAAGTCGTTCTATCTAAGGTTCCTGTTGTCCAAACACCTTCATCAAAATTATAAGTCACTACTCTATCTACAACAGAAGAGCTCGCAGAAGGGTAAAACCAATTTATTTCTGAATATAGTTCATTAATACCACCAAAAACTAATTGACCTGAATTAAAATTAATTCCAGGATTGTTGCCATCAGTTGTAAAAACAAAATCCTCTACTAGACATGGCAGTGATTTAACAGTTCCGTCATAAACATAAAAGCCTCCAGTTTTACCCATCCAAAAAACAGCACCGTTTGCAAATGTTCCTGCGTGTTGACCTAATAAACCATTATTAGATCCAACTTTCCTAATTGAGAATGTAAAAGGTGGTCCAACAAACTGCATTTCATATGCGGCTGTATCAGTCAAAACTAGAATGTAATCTTTACCTTTAAAAGCTCCCACTATTCTTGTGCCATCATCTAGTCTAAAAGTTCCTGCGGTGTTCGTTGATGTGGGTGCATAGTCGGATAAACTTTCTTGATCAGAAAATCTTATAAACATTTTGTCTTGTGTTGAAGATGAACCAATAGTTGTTTCTGTGCCAAGATGAAATAAATGTCTATCTCTGTCAGAGACTAATGTCATTACTGATTTAGTAGGCATACCACTTCCTACAGTAGCTCTTGTTTGTAATGCACTAGAGGAAGCTGGATCCCAAGTAAAAGTTTTTCCATTGTGTATTGTTGCTATTAATATATTTCCAAAATTATCAAATGACCAGTTTGCTGGTTCGATAGTAACTGTGCTTGAACTTGAAGCATCGCCCCAACCTACAAAAGTTGTAATGTCAGTTACAGTTGAACCATTAGCATGTTCAGCTGCAGTTGTGCCGTTGATACCTCGAGTAATTCCACTAATCGTATTCGTGCCAGTAGTATTAGTCGTATAGCTCATGTCTTCAGAACCTATTCTTAATTTACCATTTGTTAAAGGTAAACTTGCTGTGCTTGTAAGGGTAACTGATGATGCGCCAACAAGCATGACTCCACCGTTGTTAATTGTTGTTGTGGTTGCTGCGATTGCTCTACCACCAAAATTAAATGTACCCCAACCAAAACCGTATGTTTGATTTAAAGGTCCAACAGGCTCATAAGGATTTACATCTAAAGTGCCATCAGCTGTCACGCCTGACTTAGATTCAGCTGAAGGCATAGTTATTGTAAATGTTGTAGTTGTTGGGACTGATTGTACTTCAAAAAGTTTATCATCAAAATCTGCAGCTGTGTAATCAGTGTTTGCAGATGTGAAAGACCCTGCGTTTGCAAAAGTTGTTATTTCACCTACCTCCAAATTATGTCCGCTTGATGTAGTTATGGTAACTGTTGCTGATCCGTTGGTCGTTGTTATGTTAGCGCCAGTAGAAAAATTAGTTGTCTCTAAAGGAGAGATATCATAAAAGGCACCTTCGTAATAAATAATTAGTACCTTATCGGTTCCTATTACTGCGTATCTTTTACCTGCAGTATCCGCCCAAACATGTTGTGCTCTTGCAGCTCCTACTAATTTATCATTTACCAAAGCTTGCCAGCCACCTATCTTTTCAGGTTCTCCATATCTAAAACGTACATTGTCCCCATCCACCCAACGACCTTCTGCGTCTGCTGGCGTAGATTGTTTATCGAAACCTGGTGCTATTTTTACTTTTGCTAAAGGCATATGAAATTATAACACTTAATTAACACAATTTAAATATAACCAAATTACCAATTATCTAGGCAGATGTGAAAAGTTACTCTTAGAAATATTAAAAGCAATTGCATATTTAGGTTCTTGGAATACGTAATTTCTTGTGCCATGTTTTAAAAACCCTGAAAAAAGAACTACAGAGCCTACTTTAGGATGTATATCAATATTTAACTCAGGAAAATTTAATATCTGATTTGTGTTAGATAAATAAATTACCCCTGACATAAAAGCTGTTTCATGCGCATGCTCTTTAGTGTGTTCTTGACCTTCAATTTTTATGCCCCAAGCATCTGTCACCATCACAGATAAATTAGGTGTAATTTTCATATCCGAAAACTTTTCAAAAACAGTTTTAATTATTTTTACAAAATATTCATTTTCTATAAAATAACCCCAAGGTGTCATTTTACCTTTAACGTTTGTTTGAAAATTGTTGTTTCTATTGCTTTCTACAGAATTATTAATTTCTTCAATTAATTTATCTTTGTGAGCATTTATATCTAGCTCTAATTCTACTAAAAATACTTCTTTAAGTAGTCGTTTTTCTATTTGTTTCCTTATCTCTATTTTTTCTTGCACGAATTAAATCCTCTTTTGCATTAATTAAAGTCCCTATCACATGATCTAAAAATACTTCGTTAAAAGTAAATTTTTTGTGTCTAATTAAAATCCATATTTCTTTCCATGTAAAATGCATTTCACCAACACCTTTTTTACTTTCTTTTACAAAAACAAACTTCATATTAATTACCTACCTGAACATTACCTGCTATACTAACTCTTTCTTCCTCTGAAGTAAAAAAAGGATAAACCTGATGTATTAATTGAGATGGAAAAAAAATAATAGTTCCTTCATCTTCTTTTGTTAAATGTATACTTTGTGTAACCACTTCTCCTAAAATATTTGAATAAGTAAACTCAAAGGTAGCTGATTCTGGCCCAGATCTTTCTACCTCTTTTTTATAATCATAAGGTATTTTTATCCAAATGTTATAACTAAATAGTCCGTTATGTTTGTGCTTGTTTAAGAACTCTCCTTTTTTTTGATAGTTAATCCATGGATCAGATAAAACCAACTGTAAGTCTTTTTTAGCAAAAGGATGAAACATCACATTGTTTTTATAATAATGTTCAATGAATTTTTTTATATAGTTTTGTAAAGGTAAAAAATTTTTTAAGGAGACGTGTTCAGGTGGATTAGTATGAACACCTACATGAACTTTCTCTTTAT